ATGGTGAAAACAGAAATCAGAAAACCACGCGGCAAAAACGGAGGAAAACGGGCAGGTGCCGGCCGACCACCGCAGCAGCCGAAATTGGAGGATAGGCCGGCTGAACTGTCGCCATTGGCTTACATGCTATCCGTCATGAACGACAATAAAGCCGACCTGACCCGACGTGACCGCATGGCGATTGCCGCCGCACCCTACGTTCACGGCCGCTCACCGGAGGTTCAGCCCGGCAAGAAGGAAACGGCTCAGATTGTGGCCCAAACAGCGCACGAATCCTCTGACTGGAGCGGCCTGGTCAACTGATGGACTGGACTTTCGCCTGTACCGGCTGGGCCGAACGCCTCGCTGCCGGGCAGTCGATCATGCCGCCGCTGCCGCTCGATGCCAGGGAATCGGCAAGGGCGGTGGCGATCTTCGACAAGCTGAAGCTGCCGGACGTGCCGGGCAATCCGGCGATGAAGGAAGCCGCCGGCGAATGGCAGCGCGACATCGTGCGGGCGATCTTCGGCTCGCTGGTCGACGGCCACCGCAAGGTGCCGGAAGTGTTTGTCATGGTCCCGAAAAAAAATAGCAAGACGACCGGCGGCGCGGCGATCGCCGTGACCTGGCTGCTGATGAACATCAGGCCGAGGGCCGAGGGCATCTATATCGGGCCGACGCAGGAAGTTGCCGACCTGGCCTTCCAGCAGACGGTCGGCATGATCGAGAACGACGAGTACCTGGCCAAGCGTTTCCATATCCAGCACCACACCAAGACCATCAGCGACCGGCGCAACAAGGCCAGGCTGAAGGTCAAGACGTTCGACATGAAGGTGGTGACCGGATCGAAGCCGTCCTTTGTGCTGCTCGACGAGCTGCACCTGATGGCGACGATCAACGGCGCCGCCAGGGTGATTGGCCAGGTGCGCGGCGGCATGCTGCCGAACCCGGAGGCGGCGCTGGTGATTATCACGACGCAGTCCGACGAGGCGCCGTCCGGCGCGTTCAAAAGCGAACTGCAATATGCCCGCGGCGTTCGCGACGGGCGCATCAAGAACGGCCGCATGCTGCCGCTGATCTACGAGTTCCCGGAGGCCATGCAGACCGACCCGGAGCGGCCGTGGCAAGACCCGAAGCGCTGGCCGATGGTGCTGCCGAACCTCAACCGCTCGATCACCATCGAACGGCTCGAGGCCGACTGGAACACGGCGAAGGAAAAGGGCGACGAGGAAGAGCGGCGCTGGGCCTCGCAGCACCTGAACGTCGAGATTGGGCTGGCGCTACATTCGGATCGCTGGGTCGGCACCGACTACTGGCTGGACGCGACCGACGAGTCGATCACGCTGGACGGCATCCTGGAACGCTGCGACGTGGCGGTGGCCGGCATTGACGGCGGCGGCCTCGACGACCTGCTCGGGGTGGCGGTGTGCGGTCGCGATCGCGTCACCAGGGACTGGCTGTTCTGGATGAAGGCCTGGGCGCAGGACGATGTGCTGCGCCGGCACAAGCAGATCGCCGAGCGGCTACGCGACTTCGAAGCCGAAGGCGACCTGGTGTTCTGCGAGTATCCAACGCAGGACATCGTCGAGGTGGCCGACATCATCGAGCGGCTGTGGCAGGCCGGGCTGCTGCCGGAATCGCACAGCATTGGCCTCGATCCGCAGGGCGTCGCGCAGATGGTCGAGGAAATCGCCGAACGATCGATCCCGCGCGAGACGATGGTGGCGATTCCGCAGGGCTACAAGCTATCGCGGGCGATCTGGGGCATGGAACGCAAGCTGAAGGACGGCACCATCTGGCATGCCGGGCAAGGACTGATGTCCTGGTGCGTCAGCAATGCCAGGACGGAGCAGCGCGGCAATGCGGTGCTGATTACCAAGCAGGCGGCCGGCAAGGCCAAGATCGACCCGCTGATTGCCGCCTTCAACTGCATCGACCTGATGAGCGCCAGCCCGGATGCCCGGCCGGTGGCCAACTTCGCGGCGATGATCGGCTAGAGGACCAGGACAATGACCGAATACAGGACGACGGTTTCGGCCGGCGATGGACTGGACTACGTCCTTTCGGACGGCAGTCTCGATCGCCACGGCACGCGCATCAACCCGAATGGCTGGGACCTGGACACCTTCAAGGCCAATCCGGTGGCGCTGTTTTCGCATGGCCTCGATACCATCGGCCGGGTGCCTATCGGCCGCTGGGAAAACGTGCGCGCCGAGGGCGGCAAGCTGCTCGGTCGGCTGAAGCTGGCGGCCAAGGGCACCAGCGACCGCATCGACGAGCTGATCAGCCTGGTCGAGCAGGGCATTTTGCGCGCTGTTTCGGTCGGCTTCGAACTGATCGAGGAAGGCAAGCGCGGCGACGATTACGAGATCATGCGCCAGGCGCTGACCGAGGCGTCGCTGGTTTCTGTCGGCTCCAACAAGAACGCGCTGCAGCAGGCGCGATCCCTGAACATCTCCGAATCTACCCTGCGCATGGTCTTTGGCGAGCACGCCGGACAAGGCCACCGCAGTTCCCCTGGCGAGCAAGCCGCACTTCCTCCATCGAAAGCGAAAAAGATGGACACCATTCCCCTCTCCAAGCGCATTGAAATCGCGCAGACTGACCTCAATACGGCGCGCGACGCCTACCAGGCGCACATCGCCATTGACGACTACGACATTGAGAAAGCCACTACCTTCAAGGAGGTGGTCGACCACCGTGTTGCCAAACTGGAAAGCCTGAAGGACGCCGAGAAAACCCTGATGGTGCGGACGGCCGATGGCGAGAGCCGCGAGATCGTCGAGCATAAGCCCGAACGCAAACCGCTCGGCATTCGCTCGAAAGACGTCGAGCCGCGCGATCTTCTGATCCGCGCCGCAACGGTGCACCTGCTGTCATACCTGCAGCGGCTGCCCTTCGAAACGGTGCTGGAACAGCGCTATCCCGACCACAAGCAGACGCAGGAATATACCCGTGCGGCTGTGGCGGCGGCGACCACGACAACGGCCGGCTGGGCCGCAGAGCTGGTTCAAACGGTGCAAACCGACTTCCTGACCAGGCTGAACCCTGACGCGGTGTTGCCGAAGCTGGCGCCGCTCGGAACGCAACTGTCCTTCGGTCCTGGCGCCGGCATCATCAAGATACCATCGCGGACGGCGACACCATCGATCACCGGCTCGTTCATCGCTGAAGGCTCGCCGATTCCGGTGCGCAAGCTTGGTCTGACCTCGATCACGCTGACGCCGCACAAGGTCGGTGTGATCTCGGCGTTCACGCGGGAGATCGTGAAATACTCCAACCCGCAGATCGAAGGCATCGTTCGCGAGGCCATCGTCGAGGATACTTCGATCACGCTCGACACGCTGCTGCTCGATGCAACCGCGGAATCGGCAATCAGGCCGGCCGGCCTGATCTTCGGCATCTCTGCCAAGACGGCATCGGTGCTCGGTGGCTACAAGGCCATCATCGCCGATCTCGGAGCACTGTTGGCGCCGTTTACCGCAGCCAATGCCGGCCGGCGCCTGGTGCTGATCATGAACCCCGCGCAGGCTTTCCAGTTGGCTATGGCACCGGGGCCTGATGGGACATTTGGCTGGGCGGGCCAGCTCTCCAGCCGCTTTACCATCATCGAGTCGACCACGGTGATCGCCGGCACCATCTACATGATCGATGCTGCCGACTTCGTGTCGGTGACCGGTGCACCGGAGTTCGAGGTGTCCGATCAGGTGACGCTGCACATGGAAGACACGGCGCCGCTGCCGATCACGACCGGCGCGCCGGGTAGCGCTGTTGCCGCAACGCCTGTCATCAGCACCTGGCAGGAAGCCAAGATCGCGCTGCGCATGCTGATGGATACGACCTGGGCGATGCGCCGCACCGGCATGGTTCAGTACATGACCGGCGTGAACTGGGTAACGCTCTAAGCCTCTCCCTCTCTCCCAGTCCAGAGCCTGGGAGGGTGTTTGGCGGCGCGGTTCGCCCCCGGTCTGCGCCGTCTCTTTTCCCATTCAATGGAGAATCATCATGGCCGACGAAAAAGAGTACTCGACGCACGAAGAGGCCGAGAAGGCCAAGAAAGCCGAGAATGCAAAGGCTGCTGCCGAGGCGGCATCCGCTGAGCCACAGGCGCCGGCTCCAGGCCAGGAAGACGCCGACGCCATCAAGGAAGGCACCTACGGCGAAACCCGCGAGGCCAAAGCGCAGCCGGCAAAGTCCAGCTACAAGACACGCTGATGGCCAGCTGGCTGGCGCGCATCCTCAACCCCTCGGCGGTACGTGCTGCCGAGGGGCAGTATCGCCCCGGTCCCTATGCGCTGAAGGGCGGCATGCTGTCAGCCGCAGCAGGGCAGTATATGAACTGGTGGCAGATGGGCTATTCGCTGCAGCCCTATGGCGAATCAAGTGCCATGGTCGAGGCCTGCGTCTCGGCCTATGCGCAGACGGTCGCCATGTGTCCGGGTGATCACTGGATCAAGCAGCCAAATGGCGGCCGCGAGCGGGTGCAGACCTCGGCGCTGTCGCGCATGCTACGCAAGCCGAACGACTATCAGACCATTTCCGATTTCCTGCTCAACCTGACACGCCGGCTTTACACGATCGGCGAAGCGTTCGCGGTCGGCATCCGCAACAACCGCGGCGAGATTTCCGAGCTGCACCTGATGCGCGACGGCGCGGCGGTGATCGCCGACGATGGCTCGATCTTCTACAGCATCGGCGGCAACGAGGTGCTGGACAGCCGGTTCGATTTCTCGCTGCCGATCCCAGCACGCGATGTCCTGCACGTGCGCCTGCACACGCCACGCCATCCGCTGAAAGGTGAAAGCCCGATCCTGGCCACCGTGCTGGACCGGGCAATG